TACACCAGATCGAGGCGCAGCGCGGCGTCCTGACCGCACGCCAGGCGGCGCGCCCAGCGTTCGCCGAACACGCGCCACGACTCGACCACCTGCGTGAAATCGAGGACGGCACGGTTTGCCGCCCCGGAAATGTCGATCGGCGTGCCGTCGGCGTCGGCAAGGGTGATCTGCACATCACAGGCGTTGATGGCGGACATGCGGGGGTTTGCCTCCGTGTGAACAGACAACATGACGAGATGGGCGGCGCGCCTGCCTTCACCAGAGCGTGACGGTGAGGGTGAAGCGCGCCCCGGCATATGCCGCTGCGCCGAACTGGAACACCGTCCGCTCCGCCCGCCAGCGCAGGGCGCGCGCGCCCTCCAGCCCGAAACAGGGCGCGTGCGCCGCATATTCCAGAGCCTGATGCACCGCGTCGGCAGCGGCGATGGCGGCGGTGGTGTCTTCGCCGATGTGCGACCGCTGACGGGCGTATACATCGACGGTGTAGGTCAGTTCGACCGGGCGCACCCCCGCCCCGAACGTCAAACGGTCGGAGTCGGCGGGCAGCGACTCCATGCCCGTCCACACCACCTGAATGAGCGGCAGATCGGGAATGCCTTCGGTCAACTGGTCGGCATCCTGAACACGGGCGATCCCCCGCGCAGACGCCAGCGCGCGGGCGATGGCGCTGTTGAGCGCCCGAATGGTCGGCGTGATGATCGCATTCCTCCTGTGCGCCTGACGACAAAAATTTGCATGATCGGCGTATGATCGTTACACTTCATGTGACGTTATTTTTTTCTGCACCTGAAAGGAGTGTTCGCCATGTCTGATCAGTTCACCCCCACTGTGTCGAATACCGATGACCGCGCACTGCGCGCCTGGGAAGCGCCCCGCCTCATTGCACTGAGCGGCGCGCGCACCGAAAGCGGCGATCTTGCGCCTCAGAATTCTTTACGACTCCGTCTTACAGGGTGTACGGTCCGAATAGTACGACTTCGCCCACGTCTTAAGGGAAGCACGAGCTGACCGCTCACCCGCCGTCGATCTGGCGGGTGAGACGGGCGATGAGGCGCGGCGCGGCTGCGTCGAGCGCCGGGCGCAGGAATGGATGCCCCCGACGGCGGCGCGTGCCGTATTCGACGAACGGCGCGTAGTGCGCCGCTGCGCCCAATTCTGCAATGACCGTCGCCCCGCTGACGGCGGGCGTGATGGTCAGCGCGGCGCTGATGCTCCGGCGCAGCGCCCCGGTGCGCGCAGGCGCGCGTGCCACCGCATCGGTGTGCATGGCAGCAGCGGTGTCGGCGGCGATCGCCGTCAGCGTGCGCACGTCTGTGCGCGCCGCCAATGCTTCCAGCCGCGCACGCGCGGCATCCAGCCCGTGCCAGGTGATGTGCAGGCGGATGACCATGCGCTCACACCAGTGGACGGATGAAGCCGCCGTCGCGCAGCAGGGCGTGGGCATCGCCATCGAGCGCGCCCCGGTCTCTGAGCGTCCCCAAACCCTCTCCCCCCTGCAAATCAGCGAATCCTGACGCGCCGCGCCTGTACAGCCCGGCGACGACGATGGCGCACGCCAGCGATACCGCTTCGGGGACGGACTCGGCATAGCCCCAGCGCGCCGTCACCTGCACGGCGGGCGCGGCGGGCGAATGTGGGAAACGGAGGTGTGCCCCGCCGGGCGCGGCTCCCAGCCAGGTGAACGGTGGGGCGAAGCGCGGGGCGTCCGGCGCGCCGCCGATCGCCAGCCAGTCGGCGGCGTCCCAGGGGAGGAACGGCGCGCTGACGCCCGGACGGACGGCGACCGACCCGACGCTGATGCATTCGTCGATCGCCAGCCATGCCCCGCCGCGCGCCGGAAAGAGGCGGGCGGTCGGCTGCGCCGCTGCGACGAAGCCGTCCGGTCGGCGGCAGGCGCGGTCGATGTGGCGGCTGACGGCGGTGATCAGCCGTTCAAGGACGGCGTCCGCCGCGCCGCTGCTTTCGCTGCCGATCAGGGCGCGCACCGCCTGTACGGTGGTATAGTCGGTCATGATGATCAGTCCTCCAGCAGGGACGCCCCAGGGGCGTCCCCGTCATCCCGGTCAGACCGCCTGCGCCCAGCCCGTGCCAGGTTTGCTGCGCGGTTCGCCCAGCACCAGCACGCTGACGGTCGCCGCGCCGTTCGGCGTCACTTTGACGTTGAGGTGCGTGAACTCGTTGACGCTCGTGTCGGCGGGGCTGGAGAGGGCATCCGGGCGCACGTCGAAACAGATGACCACGTTGTCATCGGCGGCGGCGAGCTGAGCCATGCTCCTGAGGGTGACGGCGTTCGCCCCTGCCGCACTGGTGGCGATCTCGACGACCGCATCGAGCGTCGTGGTCACATTCAGCGCGTGCAGGATGACCGCTACGCGCACGTGATCGCGCAGCGACAGCCAGCCGGTGTTCTGGACGGTGGTGACGCCGATCAGCGCGGCGCGGGCGATCGGAAGGTAGTTCTCGTGAAATGCAGCGTGCATCAGATCGATCCTCCTTGACCACACGGTCAATTCAGCACCACGAACGGTGAAACCTGCGTCTGGGTATCCGCCAGCGTGATCGGCGCGTTCATCCAGGGCGACCCGTCGTGACGGTGGATGAGGCGGTAGGCGGTGCGGTTGCGGCGGAAATTCGCCTCCGTGCTGACGTCGAGCGTCGGCGACTGGCGGTCGCCGAACAGGTAGTAGCTCATGTCCGCCAGCACCAGATCGCCGCGCGTCCCCAGCCTGGGCAGCTTGTCGGTGAAGACGACCGGGTAGCCGAGCAGGGTGGCGGGCAAGCCCGACGCCGCCTCCGCCCAGATGAAGTTGCCGGCGTCGTCTTTGAGCGTGCGGAGCTGCGTCTTGAGGCTGATCGACGCCAGCCAGACCAGCCGGGTGCTGGGCAGCGCCGCCTCGTCCATCTTCGCCAGATCGACGTAGCTGACGGCGTTCGCCGTCGCCCGGTTGACCGAGAGCGCGGCGGGCGCGTTCAGCACGCCGAGCGGCTGCCCCACGCCGCTGCCGCGCAGCATCTTGTACTCGACCTTCCACAGCAGCGCGCCCAGCATCCCCATGCCGCTGTTCAGGAAGGCGTCGAGCGACGCGCCGCTGTCGGCGAGCAGGCTGTTGCTGGCTTCGGTGTACACGGTCAGTTCGTGCGCCGTCAGCACATGTTCGCGGAATTTCGGCTCGCTGGCGTCCACCTCCGCGCCTTCGTCGTGGTAGAACGCCTGCACCCCGCCGAACTGACGCGGTTCGCCAGCGGGCAGCGCCTGGGTGTAGTCCAGCACGGGCAGCACGACCGAGCGCGCGCCCATCGGGATGATCGTGGCGCGGGGCAGCAGCGCGCTCTGATCGCGCATGGCGATCTGCAAATCGTCCACGAACGCCGTCGGCAGCAGGAAGCCGCCCGATGCGCCGCTCGTGCCGCTCAGCGCTTTGCGGGCGCGCCCGGCTTCGGGATTGGCATCTTCGGCATCGCGCGCCAGCCAGGTCAGGCGCGGGTCGCGCCGACCGCTGCGCTTCGCCTCGATGACCGCGCCGACGAACTCCCCGAAATGGCGGAAGCCGTCGTGTTCGCCCGCGCGCGGCGCGTCGGGGCGGCTTTCGGCGGCGACCATCGCCTTCGCCTGCCGTTCGATCTCACTCAGCAGGTCGGCATCGCGCTGGATGCGGGCGGCGCGTTCGCGCAGGGAAGCGGCTTCGGCGCGGGCGTCGTCGGTCACGTCATCGGCGCTCATGAGCTGGCGCGCCGTCTCCAGCAGGCGCTTCGCCTCGCTCAGTTGGGCGTGGGCGGTCGTCAGGTGCATGGTCATTTCTCCTGATACACGGTCGGTTGCGGATGAGAACGGGCGATCCGCCGTCGTCTTGACGCCGACGGTCGCGGTGGCGGGGTTCATCCCCCAGATGACGGGCGAATACTCCCACAGGCGCGCCTGGGTGATCACCCGCGCGCTGACCACGCCGTCGCCGACGGGGCGCGCCTCGCGGTGGCTGGCGACGACATCGAAGCCGATGCTGTATTCGGCGACCGCGCCGCTGGCAATGCGCCGGAACGCGCCTTCGCCCTCCGGCGTGTCGAGCAGGTACTGCGTGCGCGTCCACAAGCCGCCCTGGGCGTCGGGATAGCGCGCCAGCAGTGCAGGGGGCAGGGCAGCGCGATCGACTTCGCGCAGCGCCAGCGCCCGCCCCAGCACGCGCAGCACCGAGTCGGCACGGTGGCTGTCCAGCACATGCACGCGCCAGCCGCGCTCGGCGATCGAGTCGGCGAACGCGCCAGGGGCGATGACATCACCGCCGTCGTCCAGCACGCCGTACACGCTGACGATCGCCTCGACGATGCCCGCCGCCGGGTCGGTGTGGGTGATGGCGATCGGCAGCGCTTTGTGTTCGTGGGTCATGGGCGTTCCTCCCCTCGCACCCGTTCGATGGTCAGCCCGACGGCGGCGAACGCCTGATCGGGCGGGACGCCCATCGTCCACAGCGTGTGCGCCGCCTGAACCAGCGGCGGCATGTCCGCCTGAAGCGCGGGCACGACCGACAGGTCGTAGTACACCGTCGCGCCGTCCGCCCAGGTCAGCAGGCGACGGTCGTCATCCTCGAACATGCGCAGTTCGGGCACAAGCACGTCCTGCCAGAAGTGGGCGCGCGCCTGTTCGTAATTGCTGTAGGTGCTGTGGGCGATGCCGTAGCGCGTGCCGATCAGGATGGGCGGCACGCCGAACGCCGCCAGCACGCGCGACTCGGCGCGGGCGTCCAGCACGTCGAAGCCGAGTTCGTCGAAGGTCATGCCGATGCGCTCATAGCCGCCGCCCTGATCCATGACGACCGGCTCCGTCCACGCGCTGTAGCCGCCGTAGCGCTCCATGAAGCGGCGTTTGGCATCGGCGGCGTCCTGCTCGGTCAGCGGGATGTCGAAGCGCAGCATCCCCATCGGCATCGCGCCGCGCTCGAAGAGCAGCTTGATGAAGGCGGTGACGTTGTTGTCGGTGTCGAGATCGCGCGCGGCAGCCAGCAGCGGCGGCAAACCGTAGCCGAAGCCCTCCAGATCGTCGAGCGGATTGGGATAGCGGGTGTGCGCCA